CTCTCAAAGTTGTCTTCGAGATCATGGACTGCCAAGTGTTGTGCTACGACTGCATTCTCTATTGAGGATTTTATAATTGCCTCTGCCCAATTCTTGTTTGCCATTCCTCTAGTATCTTTTAGAGTGTTGCGAACTTCTTGTGCCTTCTCTCTTTGCTTTTGGATTTGCTCCAACTCTTCGGGAGTGAGGTTAGACAAAGCACCACTCTGCTCGTCTGCCTCTTTCATCAGTTTGTCAATATCCTTATCGGATATACCGAACTCATCATCTAACTTACTCATCACTAATACCTTATCAACCTGTAATTCCTGGAGACTCAGTTCCAGTAATATCTGGAGATTCCGTTGGTGCTCCAGAAATATTTATAGTGGTAGAGGCAAATGGAGTTTCAATATCCACCATCCACAACCAAATGTTTTCAATGATCCCAGATGCCTCAACGTCATCATTCAAGAACTTATACAATACAGTCTCACAAGTGAACTCCATCTCACTACGAATGATTCTTTGTCCTGATTGATTGCCTACCTCAAATGAATTGTTTGGAGATACCGAATCAAGTCTTACTCTTATCTGTCTCTCAATACCTAATCCTCTTTCCTTTACCCCAACATTCACATAAGGATTGAAGTGTGGTAGTATATTCTCTTGTAGTTGTGCCCAGTGGTCAATGTATTTACACCATATACTTACAGTATAAGTGATATTGAATGGAACTGGTTGAATATCCTTTCTTATTTGTGCAATACGTTTAGATCCATCTGGTTCATCTACGATCTCTCTCAATAGAGTTCTTGGCATATTCTTACCAGTCTCTCTTTCAACCGCAGGAGCAATACTTGATATTTGGATACCAATACGAGGTAGCATGGTATCTTTCTGGTCGATCTTCTTGTGATCCCCACCATACTTCAAGTATTCATAGAGTGCCTCTTTTGTATCCAATGATACATGGACAGGTATATCTAAGATAGGTTCACCAGTTTCATTATCGTAATTACGCACCTTGAGATCACGAAACAACTGACTAAATGCCATGGTTGTAATCTTGAACGAATTACCAATGATAAAGGGTCTTCCCACTATTCTAGTATCCCAATAACAGTCTTACCATAATTCAAGATAATATCTTCATCATATGTCTTTACATTGTGCAAATATTGCTTGATATACTTCTTATGGGACTTCAGCATCCTTGTTCTTTGCTGATATTGTTTCTCTAATAGGTGGTAGATCTTGCGAACTTGCACTCCTACCTTATCCATATCTTGAATGCCCACTGTAACGTATGCCTGTTTCAGCATTACTACTAACAAATTATACTCTTCTTTCATACTCATCACCAATTCGAACCCCAATTTGCATCATTCCTAAGAATGTCATCACTTGCTCTTTTCTCTTTTATAATATCATTGTCATCATTTTCCCCTGTCGGACCAGGTACTTCTACCGCAGGATTCTCGTCAAGGTTTCCATCATTGTTGAACTCATTATCCAGAGAATCACAAAACTCTTCTGGTAGTGGATCAACAACATCTTGTTTGTCTGCATCACAATCAAATAGTTTCTCACCTTCGATCATTCGTGGTGTTAGTCTAACAGTCCAATACATCTCTTTACCTGCAATGATACCTTCGTTATCATCAATAGACAATACTTCATATACGATATTGTTTTGGGTATAGAGTAACCAATCACTTGGAAGTGGGTTTGGTCTTCCGACTACCTCTGTAAATGCTTCCTTCGGTATGAATAGGATTCTCTCGGATTCCTCTTTGTTTATCCCTCCAATTGAGTTCATAGTCCACACATCATTTTCATTCTGATCTGGGATTGCCTTCATCGTATATTTCTCTTTGTAAGTCTTGTTTACATCTTCTCCCCAAATAGAAGTTAATGAATCAAGTTTATATTCACTTACGGGATAATAGAATATAGTCACACCATATATTGATGTTGCCTCATTGACCATAAAATTATATAGGTTATGAGTTCTACAAGCATTATGTCTTTCAGTCTTCCAAAAGACATTCTTTGCGAGAGGGTTGACGTTATTGTTATTTGGAAATGACATTATCAACCTGTGTAAAACAGTCCTCCTGCCCATTCAGCATTACCATACTTGCCTGTGGGTAGTTCTTCTTCAAGTTTCTCAATCTGAGTATCAGCAAAGTTATTGTAGAACTCAGCATTCCATTCACCACCACCTGGAAGTTGGAATCCAGTGAATGATGATGTATTTGCTCCTACTTGTCTTGCTAACAGTGCAGTTGCATATCGTTGCAACCAAAGATCCCTAAAACACTTTTCATCTGAAGTCTCTCTGGTTGTGATCATAGCAATACATCTCCCATGTTCACTATCAGTAGGTGTTGGGAATACTATAATCTCTTTAGCATAATCGTTGAATTGTACTTCAAACTTCTTAGTGTATCTTTGCTCAATAAGTGAAGCATACTCAAGAGCAATTTCAGTGGTTAGAAGATTATCATAAATCCCACCCGTGTGTCCGAATATACCCCTTGAACCAAATTGGGATTGCCATGAGAATAACCCTACCGCAGCTTGGGTTTCTTCCGCATCAAATGAAAATCCTAGATCTCCTCCTGTTCCTGTGTCTGATAGGGGTTGTTCTATTGCCAATACATCGTCACATACTTGATATACAGACTTCCCCGACTGTAATTGGAGGATTAGTACGTCTTTCTCATTGGATGACCCAGAAGAGGCATTTTTGAAGTAATCAAGGGCATCGTCAATTACAATGTCAAGTTGGTTTAGAACACTTGCTACAATTTGTGGACACCCAGAGGTTCCTGTAACACCTGTACCAGTTGTTCCTACTGATTCTGTACCAGTTACCCCTGTGACACCAGTTACAGCACAATCAACAGTGCCATATTGTTGTACTACTAGATTTACTACAGGTTCACCCAGTCTAAGTAAGATAGAAGACTTGAATTCGTCCCTAGTTCTAATTCTTGCCATTATATGTCTCGTTATAAGGTATCTTTACCATATTATTTATATGACACACCTTTGGACCTTAGTTTATCTTCCATTTCTTCTGTGGTTTCTGGTACTGATAGTCCATGCCTTAGAAGTTGATTTGTATGGTTAATTACATTTCTGAGTTTCCTAACATCCCACTTACCATTACTATCTCTGTTACAAGCACCAAGTTTTCTGAGTTTGGATAGTCTACCCTTTAGGGTCTTCACTGTACCAGACGTTAGTTTCTTTGGAACTTCCTTGTCAATATCCTTGTTTCTTTTGCTGATAGCATTGATCTCAATGATTGGCAAATCACCCTTCACTTTAATCTCCTCATGGATAAGTTCTTTGAGTTTCTCAATAGCATGTCTACGGAAACCTGCTTGATCACTCAAATTGTCTCTCATCTCTCTAAGATTTACACCCTTACTAATCAACATAGTCAACAAAGTGTCTTGAGGGATATGTCTCCAATCAATAGTTCTCATTTCTTGTTTGTCTTCTTCAGTATATTCAGTCGTACCGAATACAGATTTATCATCCAACTCTACCAAGTATCTAAAGAATTCTGGGGTCATTTTCTCAGAAGGGAACTTCATATCTTCTGATACTGACTCGGCATCAACTTCACTCTTACTGTTTACTGCAACCTTCAGAGCAGGTTTCTCCAATTCCTTCACTTCACTCTTGATCTTTTCGTCTACAAATTTGTCAAACTCTGGAAGTGCATCATACTTATCAAAATCATCCTTCTCAATTGCACCTGTGGTTGCTCCCTTCTCAGACTTCTTTGCTTCCTCATAATTCTTTTCTTCAACGACCTTTATCTCAGCATCCTTTTTCTTTTGTTCATAAGTAAGGTCTTTTACATTTTGATCCGACTTCTTACCCTTCTTGAGACTATCCATGAACTCTTTCAAGTTCTGAACATAAGTAGGTCTACCATTGTTGTCCACCACTGTTACAAAGTTCTTCTTTGTCATTACACGCAACGTACTGAGTTGCTGTTCAAGTGTTTGATCTAATGCGTAAACATCTGGTCGAACACCGTAAGTTGCAATCTCACGAATAACATCATCTCTGCTCATCATGTTGGATGGTTGGGGAACTGTTAGAAGTTGTTCAATCCTTGGGACCATTCCTGTCACATCATCAGTTACTTCATGTACTGCGAAATTAGGGTGACTATCAAGAATTGCTTTTAGTCTAGCATCGGAACTTTCGTCCAATTTAATTACTTGGTTGGGAGCAAAACTTCTCCTTCTATTATTATAATTAAACCAAGCACCTCTTACACATTTGTAATACTTCATATAATAAACCTCTCGTAAACTTGTATATCTTTATTTATAATGTATTTAATAAAAAAAGGGACACCCCGAAGGATGTCCCCTGTAAAATTGATTACTGTTACTCTTATACGATAGTCGCAGAAGAGTCAACCCAATCAGCAGTTCCACTGGTGAAAGCACCAAGTGATCCAGTTGAAGTGAGTCCAACAACATTAATCTTACGATAGTAATTGTGAGATCCGAAGAGGTTATCAACGATACCATAACGAGTCATGACTCCTGCTCTTGGAGAGAAAGATTCCTCACCAGTTGCTTTAGAGAACATGAGGGGGATGTATGGACAGTAGATAATTCCAGTGTCGTTTTCTCTTGCACCTTTGTATCCAACGATAGCAAAGTCTTCGTTTACAGATGCGTAAGCAAATGTGTCACGATAGATCTTGATACCATTGAGTTCACCAACCAGAGAAACTCCAGAAGTCAAAGTGTTCACAGATCCAGTCAATCCAGAGAATTGAGTGAAACCTGGGATTTGAGAAAGAGCAGTAACAACTCTAGGTGAACAAACAACATAGTTACCTGCTCCCATACGAGTAGCACGTGCAATGTCTTCAGCACCATGAACGATAGTAGTCCAGAGAGTCTTGAATTTCTCAAGTTCCCATCGACCGTCAGCAGATCCAGTTGCGGTTCCACCTGCCCAAGCAGCTGAAGTACCATACGTCCAAGTCAATTCACCACCAAAGGTAGCTGCATTGTGGATACGTCCAACAAGTTCCCTGTCGATTTCTGCTTGCACTTCGTATGCAAGCAAGTCCATCATTTCTTCTTCAAGATCAATATCTTGCATCGCTGCAAGGTCTTGTTGTGCTTCAATAGACCAACGTGCCTTCATCTTACGAGTTCTTGCCTTGATTTCTTTTTGCTCAACAGACAATCCTGCTTCACGAATCTTTTCAGTAGCAGGATTAGTGTAGTTAAATACAGATGGTTGCTTGATTTCACTCAACAGTTCACCTGCTGAGGTGTTATGAGAACCAGTGTATGTTGCATCAGGTGCGTTGTATCCGAGTTCTGCACCAGATTCGTCCTTGAAACGCAATGCGTATGCAAGAGAAACAGGTCCAGACATTGGTTGAACACCAACAAGTTGGTTAGCAAGCAATTCGGGGAATACCCTTCGAACGAGAGGCATTGCGATTTTCTTGTAACGAGCAATGTTGTTGAAAGAACTAGATGATCCAGAAGAACCATCTTGTACGTTGTCACCTACTGTAGGAACTGAACCAGTTCCAGATTCTCCAAGAAGTCCGTTGAAGTATCTCTCTTCAGACTCAAGAAGTTGTGCCATGTTTTTTACTTTTGAGTCTGTATCCAGACCTTCAAGCAATTTTGCCCATTTTCGGACAAGTCTATCAGTATTTGCAGTTGACATAATATGTCTCCTTATAAATTAGTTTAGTATTGGGTGAATCCCGATTATCGTTGCATGTTCTTGAAGATATTTGCATATTCTTCAATTTCATCAACAGGTTGTTCAACATCTTCGTCAATTTGATCCAAATCTTCGTCAAGGTCAGCATCCTCAGATACTACTTTGTCAAAAGACTTTTCTTCAAGTTCAACAGAATCTTGAACTTCTTCAGTAATAACATCGTCAGTTGAATCAGTTTCTTCAACGATTACCATGTCTCTAATCATAGAGAAACGACTTTCGATTTCAGAAGCATCAACACCTTCCAACAATTTTACTGCTCTCTCACGTTGGGATTCAGTTAGTCCCTCACAAACTTTAGAGATATTCACATCACGTGCAACATTCTTGAGTTTCTTGTTAAGTGCCATAGATTCCTCTACAGTCTCAGCAAGTTGCCCACGAAGATTTAGAATTTCTTCCCGTGATTCTTTAAGTAAACCGAATTGCTCCTCATCGAAGCGAATGTAATTTTCTTCCATAACAGACTTGAAACCATTTACAATAGGTTCAAGCACTGCAACTTTTGCACTTGTTTCAATAGCATCCGCAGGAATTGCTTTGGATACTTCAAGATCTAGATACTCATCAAGTTTTTCGATGATTCCTTCAACGAAGGTTTCCATCTCTTGCTCTTTTTCTGTTTTGAATTCTTCAACAGTTGTTTGAGTTTCTTCTGTAAGGTTAGTTCGGAACTCTTCTGCTTTTGCAATGAAGGTTTCTTCAAGAGAAGTAACTTTAGATGTAAACTCTTCAGTCTTTTCTGCTAGGATAGTATCGTACTTTTCTTTTACTTCGGACTCAATGAGTTCCTTTTCAATTTCAAGTTTTGCGTCAGTTCGTGCTTCCACGATCTGTTCGATTTTCTCAGTGATTTGAGTTGCTTCCTCTTCGGATACACCCTCACCGACAAATTGACTTAGTTCTAGTTCTTTACTCATGCCTTACTCCTTACAGAAAATTTGAGTTTACTTTTATTTATATGTTTGTAACATAACCCTTTAGATATTATCCAAAATTTGGTTGATTATTTGAAATTTCTTTGCTTTCTTTTCATCTGACTTCTTTGGCATAACTGTTAGTTTTCTCTCAATGTTTTCCAAGAGATCCCCAAGAGTTTGTACCTTAATAGTGTTGTCAGTGTCGATCATGTACCGAACACTTTCCAACATACTCTCAACATAAGCATCTGGAGCAGAAGGTTCAGTAACAACATCCACAGTAACAAGATTGAAAGATTCAACAATGTTGTCACCCTTCGTGTTCTGTGTAACTTGTCCCAAACCTCTGGTAGATACTCCCAAAGGAAAACCATCATCAATTAGATTTCTGACGATACATCCTTTGGGGGTTGAAGCAATCTTTGCAATACCCATTCCATTGTTCCCTTCCATCTTCAACTCAGTAATATAGTGAGAGATTCTGTCTGGGTCAATTTGAGTATGAGGGGGATGCGAGAGTTCACCTGCAACCATTCCGAATTTTTGGATCTTATCGTTGAACTCGGTTACTGCTTGCTGAAGAACATCAGTAGGATAAATCCTCTTATTCTTGTTCTTTATGTTACCCTGTAGAAATATTCCCTTGATGACGTAATCCTTTTTCCCGTTCTCATCGGTTACAGGAGTAATCTCCGCATCTTGAAAATTGTTCTCAGCAAGTAGTGTAAGATTTTCTTGCATCATATCCCTCTAAAGTTATTCATTATCTTTATTTATACTTATTCTTCCGCATCAGTTGAAATTTGATCTCGGAACTCTTGCTTTTTTACGTCAATTTTGTCCTTGATAATTTCTTTGATTTTCCCTTGCAAAGATTCCTTCGCAGTAGGATAATCATTGTTCACCAACGCATTATATAGATCTCTCGTTTTATCACTCATGGTATTTCTCCTTTATTTAAAAACCACCGTCAAATCCTTCTAGTTCACCTTCTTCTTTCTCTTTCTTAATTCTTTGCTTATTCTCTTCAATCTCTTGTTCAGTCATACATAGGAATTTCTTCTGTGCAAACTCTTTGGAGAATACTTGCCCAATATAAGTTCCTGCATCAGCAAAGTTTCGCATACGTGTTTCCATTACATTTGCTTCTTGATATTCTTCATAGTGATGATCTTGATGGAAAAGCATCTCGAAGTCTCTTTCCTTCAGACCATATTCTTTCCATAGACCTTTCATCTTTAGATGAGTAAAGAAAACATCCATTACAGTTTCCTTCATCCTACAAGTTATTCGTTTTACCATCTTCATAAATTTTACTTCTTGGTGTGTAACATCTCCCAGTTGACCACCATTGAAAGTTGATTGTTCATCCATTCTTCTAGATTCTGGGATCTGTAATGCACGATATAGTTTCTTCAAGAAGTAATCAAGGTCAGTGATTTCTCCAAGTTGTTCACCTCCTGCCAAAGTATCCACTGAAGACCCTCCACCATTCTCGGGAACTGAAAAGAAATAGTCTTCCAACATATTCTGGATGTTTGCTTGTCCATCAATCTCACCTGTGTTTGTCTTATAGATCTTCTTTTGTCTATACTGACGCATAATCTTTTGGATGTATTCTTCCTGCTTGTGCTTGGGCATGTTCCCAGTAGCAATATTGAAGATACGTTTCTCGGGTGCTCTAACTACACGATAGATGATTACTGCCTCTTCCAAGAGTTGCAATTGTCTCCAGATCTTCTTGATCTTCTCAAGGTATCCCAAGGCAATCCTTTCCTTGGTTGCACTGTTATATGCAAATTGTCCAAAGTTAGCATATGTGATTTGGTGCTTTCCTACGGTGATTGGTTCATTCTTACCTTCGACATTCACTTTAAAGGTATGAGGTTCACCATCGGTATCCCAATTAACAAATATCTCATCTGGCATAAGTTTCTTGATATTAGTAATACCTTTATCCTTGTTTTGTGGATTGTGTACCTTCTCTATGAATATTTCAGCATTAACAAGAAAGTTGTAAGTCATATTCCAACCCTTATGATCAAAATCAAATAATTCATGATAAACATACTCCCACTCTTTCATGAGATTATCTTTTATGTTAAGATTAGATAACAACCTCTCATTTCTAATATTTAATTCAGCAACAGAACCATCTTTGTCTGGTGCGATAATTTCATCTGTAATTGTATTCAAGGCATTATCAATTTCTGGATACTCACTCATCTGTCGATATACCGATAGTTTGTGTTCCTTAGACATTTCCTCATGAGCAACATATCTCTTGAGATTACCATAGGATTGTGATTTATAGAAGTCATTTCCTTCTTGATTACCAGTAACCGCATCCTCAAGTGACACTCCTTGGTCCCTTGGAGCATACTCTTCTTCCATCTCACCAAACACATCAAGAATGTTTCTCAAAACTCCTTGCGAGGAGTCGATCATGTCCTGTATGCTTTTTTGCGTGTTACTAAATAAACCCATATTTTAGATCCTTGTTTCTTTTATTTATAGTAATTCTAACCAAATAAGTGCTTTTCGGTGATAATCTTGAAAATCATTCCTCTTTCTTTGCAGAATTTTTCGGTTGCTTTCCACTTACATTGGTTGGTTTCATATACTTGCGATTCGTATAACATTGTCTTCTTTGATTTCTTTTTTCCGTTCCTTGGAGGTCTAGTTTCCCTGTGCGGTTTTATCTCAACAACAAACCTTTCACCCGATATTTTGGTGAAGTAAAAGTCTGGGAAATACTTCCTTGATTTCTGTTTTACAGTGTCATAATATGGTATTGCTAGACACTCACTGCCCCACTCCTTTACATGGGGATTGTTATCAAGATAACTACAAAATTTGAATTCCCAAGAACTCCTACAGTATGGTCTTTTGGAACCTCTATATTTTTGCAGATTTCTTATATTATATGGTCCTTGCTTGAAACTTCTTTTTGCGTTTTTCTTTATCATTCTCACCACCTAATGGAGTTTTATGGACAGCAATTGCCCCTGTCCCAGTTCCATTTTCATCAACATCTTGGAATTCTTCATGACCTGTTGTATCATCAAACTTAGTCAATTCTTTTGCATACTTCAAGAAGTATTGTTTGATATATTGGACTATTACTGAAGGGTTGCCCTTCTTTCTTGCAAGTGGTTTAATGTCTGGATCTCTCTTCGTAAAGTTGAATGTGGTCATGACACCATTTGTATCAGTCTTGCCATTCTTTCCGAAACCAGAGACAACTATCTCGAACGCAACATTGTCTGTCCCTACCCCATCTCCATCAACATTCCTATATGCGATGTTGATGGTTTTACCTATCTTCAAATCTTCTTTATTGAATGTTAGGTCTTTGGTTGAAGGAACAATATTTTTCAATTCTTCCTTCAACCGATCCATAAAGAAATTAACTGTTCTTAGTGAATCATCTTCATATTGTTCTACTAAAGAAAACTTTTCGTCTAGATTCATAATCCATCCCCTTGTCTCCTTTATTTATAAGTGTTTATCCCTTCAAAGGTTTCAACAACTCTGAGAACTCTGAAATATGTTCCATAAAATGACGAAACTTATTCTCCTTACAGAACTTTAGGAGGTTCGTTTTAGGAAGTTCATAATTCTCATACTGGTCAATGATTTTCTTCTTGATTGCTTTAGGTTGTGCAGTTAGATTTACCAACTTGTTGTTCCTTTTGAAATCCTCTTTCAACTTCTCATCACTTTCCAATAGTTCCTTCACAGACTCTTCGGAGATATGGTGCTTTGCCATCTTCTCTGTAAAGTTCTTTGCCCTTGCAGGAGATACACCATATTGGTTTAGATACTTGAAATACCAATCATATAGCAACGTATCATCATTCTCCATCTTGACTTGTGCGAACTTCTCATTCTCTGCAAGACCTTCCATGACACAGTATCGTAGAAACTCTGGTTTGAATGTGTATTTCACTCCAATAGAAGGGATAAAGTCAGACTTGTCTCCTGCCATAACCTTCACTAGCATGTGATGTTTAGGATTATCGTCATGCAAGTATGCTTTCTTCATTGGTGAGAAGATCTTTACATCATCGTTCTGTAAGAGTTGGATGTAGTCATGGTCGGTAGTTACGACAAACTTCTTACCCTTTATACGTTGACATAATACTGCAATAATATCGTCTGCCTCTGCGGTGTTCACTTCCAACACCTTTACAGGAACATACTTCTTCATTACGTTGATGAACTCTTCTTGGTAGTCATAAAACTCTTGCCAAGTGAACCAATGGTCTTCTGCTTTTGCTTTTGCCTCATCAGCATTTCGAGTAACCTTCCTATGTTTCTTATACCATGGGAAAATGTTCCTTCTCCAATTTGCCTTGGAGTCTCTTGCTACTACAACTTCAGTAACATCCTCGAATTGTTTGATATACTTGAATATATCGTTGATATAATAAAACCTCCAGAGTCCGAATCCTTCCTCTGCTGTTTCTTCTCTTCTACACACAAACATCTTACTATATGCAATGTAAGATGAATCAATGAACAATGTTGACATATTTTCCTTCAATAAAAATAAGGGTTACTGACAATTATAATCAGCAACCCTTATAGTCAAGAAGTTTTTATTATTTTAATCTTGCGGAACCAAATACAAGTATCGTCTTTTGTTTTCGGTATTCTCAACATAGAATCTTTTTAGTTTCTTTTTCTTGATGAGTTTACTTCCACCTTCACCGACATATCGTTGCCAGTGTTCGTTTAGGTTACGATCAAGAAGTGCTTTGTATTGTGATCCAGTTACTCTGATTACAGGAATACCATCTTCTTCGAGCAAGAATTTGTCTGTAACAGATTCAATCAAATCAAGTTCTTCATGCTTCTTCTTGTATGTTACAGCAATATAACTCTCTTTAAGTTTAACTTCATATTCGGTATCCTTTCCTTCTTGGAATCTCTTGAAGTCATAATAGTCATTGCCTTTTTTGGTTTTGGTGTAATGTTTCACATCAGCAATATCTTCGCATAGTGCATAACCTTTATCAACCAATGATTGTAGTGCATCGTATGTCTTAATATCGTCTACTGCCAAAGATGAACCAGAATCTTCCTTCAAAGTTGAAAGTAATTTCAATTCAATTTGTTCTTGGAGTTTTTGGTATTCCTGTTCTTTCAGTTTTTGATTTTCAGATTCAGTAACAAGTTCTTTTTGTTGGAACCTGTTAAACCCAACATACTCTTTGCCTTTTAGTGTAAGTTGGTGAATACCATCTTTGTTTTCAATCAATTCCATGTCAACTGCTTCTTGAAGTGCTTCGTATGCTCCAATAGTGGAAACATCTACTCTTTTTCCTTCTTCAATTACGTCTAGAACAGACATAATTTCTTTGACTCTTTTCTCAGTTTGATTTTTATTTCCCATGATACTTGACTCCTTACATTAAAATGAGATTGTACTGTTATTTATAAGATACTAATTTTTGACTACCCTGCATCTCAGATTTACTATCTGATTGAAGCACATAGGATCGTAGATGTTGTCGATTATTAGTCGAGCCTCTTCGATTTTCAATTCCGATTTGGATTTGTGAAAAGATATTATTTCGAAATCATACTTGGATTCATCACTCTCTATACTCTCAGCAATCAACCCACTTGACGAACAATATGTTCTCCAATCCGAATCCTTCACACATTTTCTTTTACGTTTCTTTCCCTTCAATGGAGGTCTAGTAATAGTCTTATATAGAAGTTTACATCCTATATAAAACTTGTTTGACGATTTCTCTGTTATCTTATAAACAAAGGAAATTGCGTCTTCTGGGATACTTGTTGGGTGTTTAGACCAATGACCCCAATCTATATCATTTTCCTCGTTGCTCATTGATCACATCTTTCACTTGTAGGTTTGCTAACATTTTGTAATACTCGTCCTCTTCGAAACCCTCTTTCATGATTTCATTTCGGATCTTATAACTCAATTCTCTTACTCTGCTTTCTTTCTGTTTTTGCTCGACCAAGTATTCTACACTATCATCTTGGATTTCAACATCTTCTTTCATCATTACCCAATACGTTAGAAGTGTTCCAATAAACTTATTCTTTATGAAGAACTTCTTTATCTTTGCCAAGAATCGGTCAAGGAGGGTCCATGCTTCCTTCTCATCGTGCTTCTCTGGGGGTTTAATTACATTACCATTCTTATCTATGATACCCATCTTGTATGCCTTCCATGTCTTGAAAGGTTTTAGCAACCTAGCAGTTAGAACAAGAAGTATAGCACCATCAATAAATCTACCCTCATTAAGTTGAGTTAGTAATTGATCTTCGTTAGAATCCTGCATCTTCTTCTCCACCAAACGCATCCTCTCCTCCACCAGACTCATCTGAGTCTATAATATCATTTATATTAGAGAGAAGTTCTCTTGCTGATACCAACTTTCTCTTTTCTTTTGGTATCTTTATGTATGCAGAGTTGAGTTTTGTTGTCATTGCCTCATCATCTAATTTATTCAAGAGGAATTCATAATAATCATAAGAGTTGTTGGTGTCAATTTCATACTCTGAATCTGTCGTAATAGTGACAAATTCATTATCAACATCTAACTCATCGACTGGTTCCTCAGATTCCTCTTCACCATCATCGTTCATATTACCATCTGTAGGTTCTTCTTCTGGAGCAAGTTCTTCACCACCTTCATCATCGACTGGTTCTTCTTCGGGTTCTTCTTCGGATTCTTCATCATCGACTGGTTCTTCTTCGGATTCTTCATCATCGACTGGTTCTTCTTCGGATTCTTCATCATCGACTGGTTCTTCTTCGGGTTCCTCTTCGGATTCATCCTCGTCTTCGTCATCAATCTCAAGTTGGTCGGCATTTGCCTGTACCTCTTTGGTTAGTTCTTCAACTTTTGCTCTTTCCTCGGGATCAAGTTTCTCTAATGCTTTAGGGTCCGTGATGATTTCTACATCTTCCAAGTCATCCTCTTCAGTTTCCTCTTCTTCGTTTTCCTTTAGAAAGTTGTTGATACGATCAAGGACACTTCCCTTTCGATCCTTTGGAAGTTTCTCGGAGATTGTTGTTTCCTCAAGAACACGATCAACGAACTCACCCAACCTATCTTCAATATCTCTCCCTATAACACTCATTCTTTCTTTCCTTTGTCTCTCAAGTTTCTTATGCTGTTTGGTTACACCACGTTGTTTTGTCTTTCCAATGTTTTGTCCATCTCTTCGGTTTCTTCTCTCACCCATTTCCATTTTCTTTTCGACTGGTTTACCATCAACCATGACAACCTTACAATCTTCCCTATCTGAAGTATATTCGGTTTTCAACTCTCCAGAGGAGGGATCTTTTACTTTCTTCTCATGTATCAT